GAAGCTTTAGGAAGTCAGATTACAGCCGAAACTCAAGATAGTGATATAACTTCTGGAACCACCATTGTAATGGATACTGCAATACCCAATTTAACTGCTGGTATGTCTGTTACGGGCACGGGTGTTAAAGCTGGTTCATTTATAGCTAGTGTTACGCAAACTAGCGATCCGGCTACTTTTGAGTTAAGCGATTCTGTTGTCACAACAGTTCCTGCTGGTGAAACCTTTACTTTTAAAGACAGAGATGTATACTATGTGCTAAAAGGGACTGGTATTACAAATGAAAGTTCTGCTGGAAGTACAGACCCTACAATAAGGGTTATTAGGTCTACTGGTGATAAGATGTGTGCGTTGGGACAAAGAGGGACAAGCACAAATGCGGCTGGTGTAGACATTTGGTCTAACAACGCTACTACAGATTATACATCTACAAATAATGGTTGGAGCAACCAAAAGATAAATCCGACCCTAGCAGGTACAAATGGTGCCAAATATATATATCATTTTGTAGATGAGGTTTTACGAGTATGCGATACAGAAACTACTAACACAAGCATCATAAAATGGTTTGGGTACATACAAAGAAATCAATTCAATCACAATTTAGGTTTGACTTTTGCAGAGTGGCAAGAGCACTCTAGCGTTTTAAGATCACCAGAAACAAACAGTGCTAATCTTACAATAGCTTTTGGTCATACAACTCATGCAACGGATACCGCAGGTGCATATTTTAACGAATCCAGTAATAAATCAAGGGGAGTGGCTAGAAAGTTAAGAAACGCAAGCGATACTGCTTTATTATTAGACGGAGCTGTAACAACTTCTACTTCTTTTGTGTTTGATGATGGCACAAATGATGTTTTAGATCAAAATTTTGCTGGTGAGTTGATAACTATTAATACAGACTATGATGTTAGACCAACAGAAATATTGTTTTGTACAAAGCCTGCGGCTGGTTTAGCACCTAATGTTCAATACGAAAGAAATTACGGTGGTATAGGTTCAGATACCTACTCAAACAACGAAACGCCTATTTTGAGGAGGGGTGTTGGTTTTAATATTGGTGTCAGTAACGGTACAGCAGATGGTGATTGGGAGGGGTTAACATACGAATTTTATCAAAGTTTTTTATATGATGGAAACCAAGAATCTGTACCCGTTAGAATGGGGGACGGTGCGGCTACTATAGCGGCATTTACCCATGCACAAACAGCGGGCAAATCTATGAGGGTCTCTGTTTACGCTGATGTTGCTTATACAGGGAGAATATCTGGCGGTAGAATATATATTAGAGAGGCAAATACAGATAATGAGTTAGCCTTGCTTGTAGATATAGATATTGTAAAGGGCGTGCGAACTACTATAGACGGAGATCATGTTGCTTGGACAGAAAACGCCTCTGCTGTTGATAAGGGTTTTTGTGTGATTGCAGATGCTACTGGAAATGCAAGCAAACCCAATTTAGACACTTATACTACAATTAATGGATTTGCACCAGATGTAAAATACGTATCTTTAGGTGGTGCAGGTGAGTCGTATCAAGCCTCCGTTGTAGAAAACCGTAGGACTTTTATAGCAAATGTTAGAGTTATTGGCTCTTCTGGAGAGTTAGAAACTTTTGGTGACAGGATTATGTATAGTGAAATTAATAAATTTGATACAATACTACCGCACAACTTTATAGATGTTTCTAAGGGTGATTATGGAGTATATACAGCTTTAGAATCTTATGCCGATAGGTTAGTAGCCTTTAAGCACAATCTTGTTCATATCATTAATATAGCAAGTCCCAGTCCAGCAAATTGGTATTTAGAGGAAACGATTAAATATTCGGGTGTAAATAAAATATTTAGCGTAACAAAAACAAAATATGGTATAGCTTGGGTTGCTGAAGACGGATGTTATATATATGATGGCCAGAGAGTTACCAATCTTATTAAAGATAAGATTGCAGTTAGCAAAGCTTCATTTCTTGGCACAGGTGCAGATAAGACATGGAACGCATGGTATCGTGGTACGGCAAATGTAAAAGACCCCATGATTGGTTACGATAGCATTAGCAACTCATTAGTTATTATGAGAAGCCCTAATGATTCTTCTGACAATTCAGATGAAGGTTGGATATATGATTTTGATTCAGATGGGTGGGTGTTTCATGACCTTATTTTTACAGACAGTCATTTGTTTAGCAACTTTTCTACAGATTGGAATAATAATTTAATTGTAGCAACTAATAGCAGTGCATCAGATACCACATCTGACTTTAAAAAGTTTTTACCTATTAGCCTTGGAAACGCACATCAAGTCTTCATTACAAAAGATATAGATTTTGGTGAACCCGGTATTATTAAAAAAGTATACAAGGTTATTGTTACTTATAAATCTAATGGCTCTGTAACAACTCCTTTTAAATATGCTATTGATGGTAAGCAAAATTTTTCTGGTGGAGGTGGTGGTACGTTCACAGGTAATTTAGCAGATACTAGCGGTGCGTGGGACGTGGTAACATTAACTCCAGCTTCCACTGTGCAATGTCAAAGCATACAAATACAGTTTGCGGCCACTACATCTGGAGTATATGAATTTAATGACATTAGCATTGAATATAGATATATTAGAAATAAAAATGTTACCTAATGGATAGAGACACTAGAAGAATCCAAAACACAAAACAAACCTCTGTAGAGTTTCAAGGCAAGCCATCTTTAAATGGTATGGTAGAAGGACAGATTGCCATTGAGAAAAAATCAAATAGTCAGTTAGCAATATACAGAAAAAAGTTTGGACAGTTGTGGAAATCGTATATGTCTAACAATGGCGATCAGTATGTAGATAGAACGTTGACCGCTAATACATTAAAGTATTCACATAAATTTATAGACTACCGAACATTTATTCACAATTTTTCCGATAACATAGGAACGGATGTTATACTTTTGCCTTGGCAGGGAACTGAAGAGCAAGCTAACATGGATAATGCTACAAGTGCCTTTCTAACTCCTTACACTATAACCTGTCAAAAAATATTGTTTAGACCAGAATCCTTAGCGGGGACAACAACAGCAGACATTACATTTACAATACACAGACAAGACGATGGAGATACAAATACAGATACAGTTGCTAGATTTACATACACACCTACTCTTGCTAGTAATACTTTGCTTACTGTGAATGAGTCTGAATTTAATAACTCTCCAAAAGTAGAGGCTGGATCTAAAGTTGGTATAAGTATTGCGGCTAACTCTGATCCTGCTGGTGGTACTATAGATTATTATATTACATCAGTTTGGCGAGTAGAGGTGGAAATATGATAAAAACTTTATTAAATTCTAAGGAATTATACCATGATTGAACATTCCTCAAAATCAAAAGGTTACTTACCTATGAAATCCGGCCCTAATATGATGGGCTTTGATATGGGTAAATCTGGTAGCCTAATGGAAATGATGCAAGTTGGTGGGCAACCTAGTCGTGGTGCGGCTATTCTTGCTCGGTCTAGACAAAGACGTGCAGATATAAGAGAGCTAGAAAAACAGCAAAGGGCAGAAGCTAAGAGACAAAAGCGTGGTGGTTTGTTTGGTAGCATTGGTGGTTTAGCTGGTGGTTTGCTTGGTTCAGCCGCATTAGGTGCTCTTGGGGCAAGCACTGGTGGTTTAGGTTTGGCTTTAGCCGCTGGTCTTGGAACCGCTTTAGGTAGAAGAGCAGGCGAAGGTATTGGTGCTGGTAAAACAAGAAAAGCGGACACAGAAGGAACTGTATTTGGACAGCAGTCTTTTAGAGATTTAGAACAGGCTAGTAGAGATTACACTAGAGGTATGGGTGAAAGAGCCATAGTATCTGGTTTAAAGTCTGCTTTAACGGCTGGCCTTACTCCCGGTGGAGGTATATTTGGAAAGGCTAGAGATGCAGGTGGAGGTATACTTGGATTTTCTTCGGGTATAGCACCGGGTTCTTCACCAGTATCTGCTAGTGCTGAAATAGCTGGAGATGTAGCCGTTCCTGATTTTGATGCTTCTTTGCCCAATGTGTCTAATTTGCCTGAACCTATAAGTCTTACTGAAAGAGCTTTTCAAGAGAGCCTACCTGATGCTGTTTCTCTTGGTGAACAAAACGAATTGCTTTCTATGGCTCAGGAATCATTGGCAACTCAAAAAAGAATGGAAGATTTATCTAGAAACTTGGGGGTTAACATAGCTAGACAACAGGGCTTATTAGGGCCTTCTTTTCCTGAGATGTCAATCAGAAGACCTTCTCAAAGTGCTATTCCTATTGGTTTTGCACAGCAACCTTTATTACCATCGGTAGGTGTAGGGCCAATTTCAGTTTATGGTTCACCTACGTTTGGTATGCAAGATGGTGGTCTCATTGAATATCAGTACGGTGGGGGAGTTGGTGGCATACAGGGTATTTTGCAGGATGCTGGTATTACTGCATCCCCAGAGCAACTAGCTTTATTTGAACAGTTTGACCCTAGTTCTTTAAATGAGCTGGCATCTGGTTTACAAAGCAGTTTGCTTTCTGGAACTCAACAGGCACAACAGCAACAAGCTGGTATGGGATTTGCTGGTTCTGGTGCAATACAGCAACAACAAGCACAGCAAAGAGAAAGTGCTATGGGTCAACTTGAGTCTGCACAAGAAAGAGCGGCTAGACAATTTGAGTCTCAAACATTAGCAGATTTAGCTAGGCTTGAAGAGCAAGAAGTGGAGTTTGATACTTTTACACCTCCACCACCTACAGTATCAAGTCTACCAACGTCAGATCAGGGTGCAGTTACTTTTAATAATATAGAATATGTCTGGGATAGCGAAACTGGTCAGTATGTCACTAGGGATGTATACGAGCAAGGTTTAGCAGATCAACAAAGTGGTCAGGATTAGGAGTTTATAAATGCCCGGACACACTAGAAGTATATACAGTAGAAGACAGAGGTTAGGCCCTGATAGGTTTGACAATCCCCTTGCAGACTTTTTAGATAGACTGCCAGATTATTTTAACGATTATCAAAGAAACCAATTAGCTCTTGAAAGACAGCAACTGGCAGATAAAAGATATGAAGATTCTCAACGTATAGCAAAAGAGCAAAGAGAGAAAGAGCAAATACGCTATAATAAAGCCCAACAAGATAAAGAAGATGCAGAAAAAAAAAGTGACTATAGAAGAATTATTGATGCTTTGCCGAAGTATGATTTTGAAGGAAAGTCAAGAGCGGCTAGGCAATTTAACTATGAAGACCAAGCACAATTTTTTGATGCTCAAGATGAAGCCCAAAGCTCTAGCCTTTCTGAAGTAAGGAGTAAGGTAAGTCAAGTACAGAACCTTGGCCCCAATGCAACTTTTTATGACTACGATAAAATCAAAATATCTCCAGATCAAATAAGCATGTTAAAAGAAAGAGATTCATTTGCTTATGACACTTTAGTAAAAGCAAAGGGTAGATTTGATAATCAGAGAGAAACTGGTATGCGTGCTATGTCTAGAGAAGATCAAAATAGACTAAAAGGCAATTTAGCTAACATTGCCAACATAGAAAGGCAAATGATAGAAGCCGCTCAAAAAATACCTAGTATAGACACTGATAATAAAACTGCTCAAGAAATATTAAATAATTTAAAAAAGACTGGAATTGATCCTGAAGGCAATCTTAGAAACTTAAGAGGGCAGTTAAATAATTATCAAAGAGGCGTTGATGCACTCTATAGCAAATATAGAATTACTGCTCCTGCTATTTCAAATCAAGAATTTAGAACTGGGGAAACTGAAACTGGTGAGACCATGACTGATTTAAAATCCATAGCTTCTAATCTTAATATTATACCATCAATGCCAACGTTAGCTTCAGGTGCCTCGTCTTTTACATTTGATTCTAAGGGAGAGGCATTAGATCAAAATGAATTGATTGGTGCTCAATACACCCTTGCCACAGAGCCGGAAGACAGTCAAGAATATAAAAATGCTGTAGAGTTGTTAAGTCAGCAATATGAGGGTGCTACGAATGTGTTAGACCAAGGTAGAGACATAGATATTACTACATCTAGGCCGTTACCGGGGATAAGTGGACTTACCGAAAGACTTAGTATAGCGGGACAGCAAATACAAGAAGGTGAAAGAGAAGATTCCGGTTTTAGAATAAATCCTAATGCTCGTGCATTTAGTTTACCTCCGGAAGGAAAGGACAATCCAGAATACTATGACAGGGTAGCTAGGCAGTTTGAAATAGAAGCTGGTAAGTTAAGCACACTAACTCTTAATCCAGAGCAATACGAGGGGGCTGGCAGGAGAGGTGTTACTCAAAAAATGGTAGAGTTAAATAATGCCTTAAGAACACGTGATAATTTAGTTAGTCAGGTAAAGGATTTGTACAGACAAATACCTAAGACAAAAAAGTTTTCAAAGCAAATTAAAATGTTTAAAGATATTATTGAAGATAACCCTACTGGTTTACAGGTCACACTAGATCGTGAGGCACGTGGTGGCAAAGGGGCTTTTAAGTTTAATAAAAACAAGTTGAGCAAAGAATATAGACAGTTGTTAGCCGATGTCAATGAACAATTAAAAATTGATGAAGATCAGCAACCAACTCAAAATTTAATTCAGAGACTTGTTAACCAATCCGGTGCACTAGCTAATCCTACAGTTACCCCACAACCAATCCAGCTATTTGAATGATATGCTATGGCTGAGTCAACAAGGCAATATTCATATTACGATGACTTACTAAATAATCTATCTGGAGATTTAGATGATGTCTCAATCCAAAAAATACAAAACACTGGAGATTATCTAGAACAAAAATCAGATTACGATAATAATTTATTTGACCCATCTACATACTACGATGCTCTTTTAGAAAAAAATACAGAGCACAAAACCCCTAAAGAAGATAAAGACTTGTACGGTTTTATACCCGGAGATTGGCTACCAGACTGGGTAAAGGCTGGATATAATCAAAGCATTACTGGTTTAGCAGAACAAGTAGCTACCGGAGAAGCTAGGTTTGACTTGTCGGATTACAAACCCGGCATATTAAAAGATGTTGGTGCTATGGTTGTTTCTTTTTTACAGCCAGCAGACGTAGTTACTATGATAGGCACTGGTGGTGTCGGTGGTTTAATTGCAAAATCTGCAACAAAAAAAGCAATAAAAAAAGCTGTACAGCAAGGGGTTGGTAAGGGTGTTGCGGTTAGTGACGATCTTGTTAAGTCTATTCTTGGAGAAAACATTGTTTTATCTACTGGTAAATTTGCCGCAAGAAAACCAGCTACCGCAAAAGGTGGTCTTCCATTTAGGGCGACTACAAACCCTTTAAATGAAGCAAAGAGAAGACTGGCTATGAATGGGGTTCCAGCCAAAAAAGCAAATGATATTATTGATGAAGTTGCACCAAGGGTTTTAAATCAAGCTTTTCAAGCCGCCACTGTTGGTGGGACTCAGTTAGGGTTTTATAGCGGATTACAGTCTAGCCTTGGTCAGATAGCTGATCCAAAACAAGATTTTGATTTTTTAATGAATGTTAAAAATGCATCTAAGGGTTTTGTATTAGGTGCGACTACAGGTGGACTTGGCCCCATAGTACAATCAGCTACAAAAAATCTTAATCCCATAACTCAATTTGCGGCTACAAAAGCGGCACAAACTGTTGATTTTGCCGTTGTTGCTCCTGCCTTAGAAGGTGAGCTTCCAAGCCCTGAAGATTTTGCTTATGCGGCTGGGGTCATAGGTGCTTTAGGTGCACAAAGATTTGCAACGGGAAAGCTAGTTAAGGGATATAAGAAAATTACACAAGCTAAAAAGGATGTAAAACTTACAGCAGATGAGGGGGCAAAGATATTAGGTCAGATAGAGACTGAAACTAAAATACAGCCTAACGAAGTTTTTATAGATAGAAATGGAGTCAAGGTAAAAAACGTTGTTTTTGATAAACGTTCTACAACCACATCAGAAAAGAAAACAGAGCTAGGAACAGAGAGAGTTAAAAT